CAAACGTAGTGGTATCGAAAGGAATGCCAGGTAATAGTTTTAGTCGTTTTGCGCTAGCTGAAAGAGGTACTACGACGATGCTAGCCTTAGAAAAAGGAGATGGTCCTGGGGGAGAGACGAAGGCGTCAAACGATACCGCTGCATCTATTCCGTCGACGGATGCGGCAACGTAAATAAGGGGGACGAGGGCTATACCGTTTGTGACGCCGCTACGTATGCGGTTGGTATTGCCATGTTAAGTCACTATAAGGAGTACGTGGATGATCGTTATTCACGGAAAATGACGGTGGATACGATTAGTTATCTACTATATGGAGCTTATAACAATCTAAATCCCAGGATAGATGAATCAGCCATTGCAGCATTCACAACTTTGTTACCATACAAGATTTCTCCATTAACGGATGAGGAAATTGAGAAGCTGTGGGCCGCCACCCCAGCCTATGATGACAATCAGAGAGAGAAAAGAAATAGAACTAAAACAAAGTTGTTTGATGCACAGAAACGCTATTCGCAAAAGGAGTTGGATGAAATGTACGAATTTAGAACTAAGACAGATGCCCATATACGTAGAACTAGTCTATCGACAATAATTGCTCATTATCAACGGAAGAAGGAATATACATGGTTACAAAAGATAATGAACAAAATGGAACAAGCAGACCAAATATGTATAACAAATGTGCTAATACACCAAATAGGGACAGATTTCAGATGGACGGACATGTTATTGCGCTCACCAATGCTATATGACTATGAGACAATTATGGAAGTAGGAAAAGAGTTGTCGATAATCGTAAAAAGAGAAAATGTTGACCCAGAAACAAGAGTAGCACTAGCCGAGATAAATGTTCTGACTGGATATAGAAACTTACCAGTACCTGGATACGATTTCAACAAAGATGTATATGAGCTAATTAATGCAGGAAATCAACATGGTTGGAACGATCAATGGAACGAACTATTTTCGCAAGTGACTCAGGATATGATGAAAGAATTGACAGTAAAACCGGTGCCAGTAATGAGCTTCACAGAATACATAAGATCAGAAAAGGCCTCGACAGCAGGAGCTTCATCCGAGGGTAAAGTACATTATATCGATCCTGAGGATGGTAAGGATAGGAAATTTAAAGCAAGGAAGAACTTTTTATTAGATATAATGACCGTAGATGAGATAGTGGCGAAGTGCAAGTTACATGCGGGTAAGGCCGTACAGAAGCCCTTTGTCAAGCCAGAGTATGGAAAGGTAAGGGTAGCAGTAACTGGAGATGTGTGGAATTATTTCATTCAAAGTTACGTACTATACTTCATAAACCATGCATATACGCAGTGGGATTGGTGCTCATTGGAGGAAAAGACGACTGAAGAGATGGATCGAATGTTCAGGATAATTCAGAAGCTACTTAAAAAGTGGGGATTGCCTTGGGACTATGCGGGTTTTGACCGACAACCAACAAACTATGAGGTAATGCAGATAGTAGAGGGATTATGTAATTTAATATCCGGTATACTCGAGCCTCATCTATTGTGGGCGATAGCTGCAACAATTGAAGCAATGGCAAAGTCAATTGTCATATGGACAGACGAGAA